CTTTTGAAGAGGAAATGGAAGATTTTTACGGCTTGGCAATTGATGCAAAGTTTTTCTACTTTTATATCCTCGCCAAGAATGGAGATAAATCCATCGCCAATCGTTTGCCTGAAATTCCAGACGACTATCGCCATATAACAAAGGATGGAAAGTTCCTCACTAAAACGGATATTGCTGCCATACTCGATACCTGATGGAAGAGATAATTCCCTCCCAGGAATTAAGCTTTACAATGCGCTTGATTGAACTCGATGCTCCAAATTGGAAGACGGTGGCGGTTTTTATGCTGCGCTTTTGCCTGAACTCGGTGCTCCAGACTGGTATGGAGATAGTGTAAATGCTTTAGCTTCTCTCCATGACTTTCTTCTACAGCCAAGCGCTCCAGCTTCGGCGGCTTTTTGCGCGCAAAATTCAAACCCCACAGGAGTCTTCATGCCTCAATTGAGCATGTTCATACCCATCACCAAGGTCGATGCGATGCAGCGCCTCGTCTATGGTCTTGCGACCGCCGAGGTTGCAGATCGCAGCGGCGAGATCTGCGACTATGACTCGACCAAACCTTATTATGAAGTGTGGTCGAACGATATCGCGCAATCCTCCGGCGGTAAGTCGCTTGGCAATCTGCGCGCCATGCATGGCGCCGTCGCCGCGGGCAAGGTGATGGCGCTTACCTTCAACGATGACGATAAGCAGATCGAGATTTGCGCCAAGGTTGTCGATGACGACGAGTGGCACAAGGTGCAGGAAGGCGTCTACACCGGCTTTTCGCAAGGTGGCACCTACATCCGGCGCTGGATGGATGACGACGGGCTGACACGCTATACGGCGGCGCCGAGCGAGATCTCGCTCGTCGATCTGCCCTGCCTCGCGCAGGCCCGCTTCGAAATGATCAAGCAGGACGGCACGCAGGAATGGCGGGGCTTTGCCAAGGCCGCCGTGCGGCAGACATCGGTTGAGATCGCCAAGCTCGGGGCCCGCAACAGCGAGGCCGATCTCGTGCGCATCCAGGCCATGCACGATACATCTGTGGAGCTTGGCGCATCATGCGGCGACTATCCCATGAAGATGACTCACGCAGGGCATGACGCGCTCGCAAAGAGATTCGATGGTTTGGCGACGATGCTCGCCGATATTTTGGCCCGCGTGAAGAAGATCGAGGAGCAGCCCATGCCGCTTCCTCTTTCGGGCCGGACGCGCGCGGTCTCAAAACATGAAGATGGGGATTTCGGCACGGACGAAAACGCGGCGGTCGAAAAGCTGCTCGCCGATCCGCAAGCTTTATCGCTTTTGGCGATTAAGCTCGCGCAACGCCGGAGTGGTGCGCGCTAAAAACTAAACCTTTATCCAAAAGCCAGCGGCTGAACATGCGTTCGGCCGCTTTTTTTATGTCTGAAATAGCCTATCGCAGGAGCAAGAGATGATCATCAATACGACGAGCGAAGACGTCATCGACCGGCTAAAAACAGCCCAGCAAAAGCCATTGGGCGATCCGCGTTTCAGAGGCCTGCTCGGGCTTGAAAAAAGCACGTTCACGGAAGCCTCTAGCGCCACATCGGGCCTCACATTCTACGATCTCGATCTCGGCGCGAAGTTTCTTTATCCGGTGCTGACGCCTCTGCGGAACATGATCCCGCGCGTCTCGGGTAAAGGCGGCATACAGGCCGCATGGCGCGCGATCACGGCGATCAATACATCCAATATGCGCTTTGGCGTCTCATCTGCCAATCGCGGCGGCGTGCTTGCCGTCGCGACGCAAGATTATACTGCGACCTATAAAGGCATAGGTGTCGAAACAAGCGTCGATTTCGAAGCGCAATATGCCGGACAAGGCTTCGACGATATCCGGGCCATCGGCGCGAAGACGGGCCTCGAAGCCTTGATGCTTGGCGAAGAGGCGATGATCCTCGGTGGTGACACGTCTGTCGCCTTGGGCACGACGCCTACACCAACGCTGAGTGATTCTGGGACGGGTGGCACCCTCACACCGAACACCGCTTATAGCGTAATTTGTGCCGCGCTTACGCTTGATGGTGTGATGAATGCGACCATTGCAAACGGTATACAGGGTCAAATCACGCGTACAAACGCAGACGGGTCGTCGGATACATTTGGCGGGGGCGCGGCGAGAAAATCCTCAAACGCAGTCGTGACAACGGCCAACGACGGAAACACGACCCATAGCGTCAAAGCAAGCGTCTCGGCAGTCTCCGGGGCTTTAGGTTATGCCTGGTTTTGGGGCGTGGCGGGCTCGGAGGTTCTCGGTGCGATCACGACGATCAATTCCTTGATTATCACGGCGCCCGCGAGCGGAACGCAAACGGCGGCTTCGCTCGGCACTTCCGATAATTCGCAAAATGCGCTGGCTTACGATGGCCTGATCTATCAAGCTATAAAACCGGGATCAGGTTCGACCGTGCTGACGATGGCCCAGGGAAGTGCAGGCGTCGGGACGCCGCTGACCTCTGATTCCGCAGGCGGCATCGTCGAGATCGATACGGTGCTCAAAACGATGTGGGATACATATAGATTATCTCCAGACACAATGTGGGTGAACTCACAAGAAGCTTTGAATATTTCGAAAAAGATCATCGCTGGTTCGACGACGGCTGCGCAACGCTTCGTTTTTGAAACCACTCAGGACTTCGTTGGTGGCGGGATTATGGTGCGCACCTACTTGAATCGCTTTTCGATGCAAGGCGGAAGTGTGCTCGATATCAAGGTCCATCCCAATATGCCGGCGGGAACCCTGCTGATGACAACAAGGATGCTGCCTTATCCTTTGGCCGGCGTCGGCAATGTCATGCAGATCCGTACGCGGCAGGATTATTATCAAATCGAATGGCCCTTGCGTTCGCGCCGTTATGAATATGGCATCTACGCGGACGAGGTTTTGCAAAACTATTTTCCGCCGTCGCTTGGAATGATCACCAATATCGGCAACGGCTGATCGCTCGCGATCGAGATCGCCTAGGCACGCCCTGAATCTCAACAATCGAAAATGGAGAACCACCGATGAAGCTTCGTCGCCCGCCCGGCTGCGGCGCGGTCTCACACGCGGGCCAATTGATGGAGTTCGATCAAAACGGGTTTGTCGAGGCCGACGACGAGACCGCTTCTGCTTTGCTGGCTCACGGTTTCTGGCGTGTCGCAGAGGCGGAAGCCAAAAACGAACCAGCGCAATATCTTGAGAATGTTGTGCCTATATCGGAGACGCCTTTGTCTCCAGGCCGCATCGATCGGCTCAAGCGCAACGAACTATTTGCTCTCCTCAAAGCAAATGGCGTCAGTGTCTCGCTTCCCATCACGAATGAAAGCCTGCGGGCTTTAGCGCAGCGCTTTTCTGACGATCCCGCAGTGGATGATGTAATGAAAGGATCATAGCGCCCAATGGCCTCTTCGTTCGATCTTGTGACATTGGCCGATCTCAAAACCTGGCTGGAAGTGCAAGGCACAGCGGATGATGATCTTCTGTCCCTTCTGATTTCGCAGATCAGCCGGGCCATTCTGACCTTTCTCGATCGGCCTTCCATTCTTCCGACGACTTATACGGATGTGATCGATGGCGGCAACGTGACGTCCGTGATGCTTCGCTACTGGCCGGTCAATGCCATAGCATCTTGTGTTGTCGATGGCGTCGCTATCCCCGCGGCGCCTCCTCTCGTCGCGGGGGCGACAGCTCAAAGGGGCTATGTGCTGGATTCCGCCGATGCCGCGCCGCCAGGGCGCCTGCAACGTTTATCGATGCGCTGCGGATTATTTTGCCGGGGCACGCAAAATGTCATCATTTCCTATTTCGCAGGATACCAAGTGAACAATGAGGCCGCCCTGGTTCCGGCTTCAGCTCCCTTCACGGTCAGTGCACAGGCGCCTTATGGCGCCTTTGCAAACGATGGGGGTGTTGCGTATGAAAATGGGGCGGCGCTGGCAGCCGTGGCGCAAAATCCCGGCCCCGGCCAATATGTCGTATCGACCGGTGTCTATTCATTTGCCGCGGCGGATGCCGGCACCACAATCAATCTGACCTATGGTTATATCCCCCATGATATCGCGCTAGCGGCCAAGGAATGGGCCGGGGAGCGTTACGCATCACATACGCGGATAGGACAGGCATCGAAATCCTTGGGCGGCCAAGAAACCGTTAGTTTTGTCGTGAAAGATATTCCAGATTTCGTAAGCCGCGTCCTGCAGCCTTATCGCCGTGTGGTGATGCCATGATCGATGCGGATGCCATTCAGCGTGTTGTCTCCGACCGCATCGCCGATCTAACGCAGCAATTGGAAGCGCGCGTCAAAGACAATCTGTCGGGCGCAATTCTGAATGAGCGGTCTGGCCGCCTGCTATCATCGATCATCAGCGGTACGACAGATGTAGACGATGGAAGTCAAGGGTTTGTCGGAAGCGAAGGGGTGGCTTACGCGGCCATTCAGGAATATGGCGGCAAGACCGCCGCGCATGACATTATCGCGGTGAAGGCAAAAGCGCTGGCTTTTACAGGCAGTGGCGGCGAGGTCTTCGCGAAATCCGTGCATCATCCGGGCTCTGTCATTCCCGCTCATGCCTTTCTCGGTCAGGCGCTAGCCGATATGCGAGATGCGATCGCGCTCGATTTAAGACAATCCGTTTTAGACGCGCTGACGCAATACTGAACCTATCGGAACAATAATGTCTGTCATTTCCCGCGAGGCCGCTCTCGCAGCGCTCGTGTCCAGCCTTGCGTCTGCCTATGAGTGGACGACGGGACCCTTACGCCGCTTGAAGCTTTGGACCGATGTGCCGATGGCAAACAGGCCCGCGTGTTTTATTTTCGAAGGAGGCTTCGAAACTTATTCCTGGAGCGAAAGCGCTCTCGCGAAGCGCGTCATCGAAGTCAAGATCTTCATCTATCTGAATGCGAAGGATCCGAATGTCATCGGAGCGTCGCTTATCAATGACGTGACGGATGCACTCGATACGGCGCTTGCCATATCCGGCGCGGATCTTCTCGTGGGCCGCCAGACGCTTGGCGGCCTGGTTTACCACTGCCGGATTGACGGCAGGCTTTTGAAAGATCCTGGCGATCTAGATGGCGATGCCTTGTTGATCGTACCCGTAAAATTGATCCTGCCTTAAAACTGTCTCTCATGGAGGAGATTGAAATCAATGTATAGTTTCGGTTCTGGCGTGTTGCTTGGCACACGTAGCGATATTGCCAATGCCACTCCTGTTAATTTTGGCCTCGTACAGGAAGTGACGATTGAAGAAAGTGCCACCGTCAAAGAAATCTACGGTCAATACCAATATCCGCTCGTCGCCGCGCGCGGCACGGTGAAGACGACAGGCAAGGCGAAAGTCGCAAGAATCTCCGGGTTGGCTTTCGCCAATTTATTTTATGGCGTCACACCTTCATCGGGACAGTTTGCGACGGCCTTCGCCGAATCGGGATCGGTCCCATCTGCATCGCCTTATACCGCTACCGTCATGAATTCTGCGACCTTCGCGGATGATGATGGTGTGGTCTATGCTGCGACTGGTTTACCGCTTACCAAAGTCGCATCATCGCCTGCCACCGGTCAATATTCTGTCGCGTCGGGTGTCTACACGTTCAGCTCCGCGGATGCGGCAAAGGCCGTATTGATCAGCTATACATATAGCTTGGCTAGCTCCGGGCAAAAATTCACAGTGACCAATCCGCTTCTCGGAACGACGCCGACGTTCCAAGCTTTGTTTTATACGACATTTCAAGGCCAGCCGGTGACACTGAAACTCAATAATTGCGTTTCAAGCAAACTGACGATGCAAACCAAACTTGAAGATTTTACGATGCCGGAGTTTGACTTTTCCTGTTTTGCGGATTCCTCGGGCAATATCATGACCTGGTCCTTCGGGGAGGCATCGTAATGCGGCCGCAACCAGAGATCATCTGTCTTGGGGCGCATGAATGGCGGATTCGTCCGCTCACTTTGGCGCAGGTTCAAGCGGTCGAGCCGCTCCTCATGGCATCGCAGGAAACGAGAGGTAATGTCGCAACTGCGATTGCGATCGTTTCGATTGCTCTAGCGCGCGATCATGCGTCGGCCGTCGAGAAGTTGATGGAAATCGAGGCGACGGCATCGGAAATTGCTGCAGCGATGACCTCTGTTTTGCGGCTCGGCGGTTTCATTGAAATGCAACCGTCAGCCGGCCTGCCGGGGAAAGCAGATCCATTGGGGGAAGACGCGGCGGACGCGATCCAGCATTGAGATCCGTCCGCGTCGATTTCGATTTTATCTATGCGAGGCTCATGACATCTTGCGGATTCAGCCCGGCTGAGATCGACGAGATGACGCTCTTTGATGTTCACGCGCTCTTTGCCTATTGGCGCGACTTTCCGCCGGTGCATGAAATTTTGAAAGCCGTTCACGGTATATCTACCACGCGTCGATCCAATCCATCCGATAGCGTGAGCGATCCAAGCGGGATTGGGCCGCTTATTGCCCGGTTTCCCGATGGCAAAGTCCATACCGGTTAAATTTCGAGGCCTTAGCTCTTGACCGATGACGTCACGATCAAATTCACGGCGGATATTTCCGACCTGCAGGACGGTATATCGCAAGCCTCCTCCTCCATTCAATCCGCGTCCACCACTTTAAGAAGTGGTGCGACGCAGGTTTCCTCTTCGTTTGAATCGTTAGGGCAGGCCTTTGCCAATAGTGTGACGCAGCGTGCCAATGCTGCGCGCGCATCCGGCGACGAGGTGCTTGCGATAGCCCGCGTCAACGCCCGCGAACAATATGATATTGCCCTTAACGGACTCAATCAACAGAATGCCGCGGTTAAAGAGGCCGCGCAAACCTCGCAGATTTCGCATGAGCAGGAGCTTACCGATCTTCTTGCTCTTGAGCATCAGCGCGAAGAGATCGAAACCCAGTATTTGCTCGCTGTGCGTTCGACCTATGACCAGGGGACAAGCGCATTCGCCGACGCGCAACGCAAATTGGAGGAGCTCGCCAGCCAAGGTGCCTTGCGGCGGCAGGAGATCGAGCGGAGCGTCAATCGCGAGATTTACAATGATTATCGCCGGACCTACGAACAGGCGGGCTCGGCTGTTTCAAGTTCGATCATGGGCATGATCCAAGGTCATGAGACGTTTCGCCAAGCTGCGCAGAACGTCGCCGTATCGATCTTGCAATCTTTCATTCAATCTCGGATCAAGATGGTTGCCGATTGGCTCGCGGGACAGACGGCGAAGATCGTGGCGACCAATGCCGCCGAGGCAACACAGACCGCTGCGACAGCGGCTGGCGTGGCGGCGCGTACGAGTCTTGAAACCTCCGGAGCTACCGCGTCTCAATCAGCCACTTTCAGCAGCACGATCTCTCAGATCATGGCTTCGTCGAAAGAGACGTTTGCCGGTGTCTTCGGTTTTCTTTCGCCCCTGATGGGGCCAGCCGCGGCGGGACCAGCCGCGGCTGGGGAAGCAACTGTGGCTGCGATGGCGAGTTTCGATACAGGCTCATGGCAATTGCCATCAGATATGATTGCGCAAGTTCACCAAGGCGAAATGATCGTACCGGCCAAGCAGACACCGTGGGTGCAAGACATGCTTGCTAACAGCGGACAAAATGGCAGTTCTGGCAATGCTGTTCATGTCCACCATGCCACCAATTTTAATATTTCTTCAATGGATTCCGGTGACGTGAAACGTTGGATCAAAGGCAATGGCAAAGAGATTCTGCGCACGATCAATGAAGGCGTCAGATTGGGGACGCATCTAGGTCTCAAAAAAATTGCAACCTAACTATGTCCTTTATCAAAGGCGTCAATCTTCTGCCTTCGACAGGTGAATTCACCTATGACACGATCGCCTATCTCGGTCAGCGAACGACTGAACCGGGACCGACTTCGATCAACCGTTATGCCAACGGCGGTCCTTCTGCGGGAAGTGGCACCGTCACCGATTATTCGATCGCAATCAATAATCTGCTGTCCGATTATCCAGATTGCGAGACCGTTGCGATTGTCGTTGCCTGGTTTGGCAACTCGACCGACATCACAGCTTGCCAAATTTTTCCATCAACGACTTACATTGGCGGCTCGTTTCAACGGGCGGCTGGAGGAAGCGATGTCTGGCGTTGCTCCGGCCTGACGCAAAGCTCATCGGGACTTGTTCCGATCCCCTCAATCGGCTCCTCATTCGTCTATGGCGGAACGCCTTCAGACCAGTCGATCGTCCGCTGCATTCAAGATTTAAAAGCCCGCGGGCTGCGCGTCGTCTTTTATCCGTTCATTCTCATGACTGCGTCAGGCTTTCCATGGCGGGGACGCATCACTTACACGGGGAGCGACATCTCAAGCGCGGCGACGGCGGCGGTCAACGCATTCCTCGGTTCGGCGGCGGCTTCACAGTTCACGCGTGACACGGTCAATCTGACAGTGGCTTATACAGGCTCGCCGACAGACTTCACGTTTCGCCGGATGATTCTGCATTATGCAAACCTTTGCGTTATCGCCGGCGGCGTCGATCTCTTTCTCCTCGGATCGGAGTTCCGCGGCATAGAGACGATCCGCGGTCCGGCTTGGACGAAGGCAGGAACAACCGGTAGCGACGGAAAGGTCACGTGGGATTACCCATTCGTCGCAGGCCTTATGCAGCTTTCCGATGATGTGCGCTCTGTTTTTGACGGCGCGGGTCTGACGAAGGATCTGTCAGGACTGCATAATCTCATTTCCTATTCGCCGGATTGGTCGGATTGGATGGGCTTTCAGCATCCTGGTGAAAACGGTCAATGGCCGCATCTCGATCAGCTTTATGCGCACACGAATATCGATATGGTGTCGTTCGATAACTACTTGCCCCTGTCGGACTGGACGACGGGAACAGGCGGGCTCGATGTGCTTAATTGGGCCGCGCCAGCGCCGACAAACTGGCCACCCACGACGGCCGCGATGAACGGCCTTGGCCTCTCGGGCCAGCCGACAATCTACAGCCTTGCCTATCTAAAGGCGAATATCGAGGGCGGCGAGAAGTTCAATTGGTTTTATAATGACAGCAATAATAACGGCATAGGTCTTGATCCGAATGGCTCGGATCAGCGGGTGTCATTGCCTGAGGGCGACCGGCTGACGCAAAGCCGCAATCCGTATTATCCAAACCAGCAATTGCTCGCGAACAAGCAATTGCGCTGGTGGTGGAACAACCCGCATCAGGCGATCTATGACGATGGCGATGG